CTAGCATTCCTTTGTATGGCGATATGGCTGAGATGCAACAAAACGTTATAACTCCGCAGCAAGCTCCTCAACAGCAATTAAGTCAGTTAGAGCAGAACAAGCAACAAGCTGCAATATTCCGTCAAAGGCGGTAATGTTTGGAATTGAACAGTTCTAGTCATCGAGAACCCTGACCACTAATATCAACTTCAACCGCTACAGCAGTTCTCCAGTTGCCACTAGGGTTAGTTTGAACCCTGTGATACCTACCTGCTGAACGTATCCCACAGCGACCCTCAGAATCAGCTACAGACGCATCTCCGAATGTAATGGCATTACTTAACAGCTCACGACTTGCGACCGCTACAGATCCGCTACCAGCGTCCACAATAGGTCTAGCTAACGTAACAACAGAATGACCTATATCTATATCACCTGACGTTAATGCAGCCTGTTTATACGCACCGCTAAACGTAATAATCTTAGCCCCTTGAGTACCAGCTAACAGTAATTGCCCGCCTGTCCACTGCCTATCGTCAAGAGAGATCGTTAACGCATCAATACTTGTACTAAAGTTATCTAAATCCTCTAGCGTTACAGAAGGAGTAATAGCAAACGATATGCTGCTTGCTGTAGTCTCAGCATAAGACCATTTATTTAGGCTTATGTTATAAATCAATAAACTTTTACCTGCTGATTGATTAGGGAATAACCAGATAATGATTCTTTTCTCAGGATCAATTGCAGACGATATGCCACTCTTTAAATTAGTTGAATCTAACCTGTCAAAGAACCATCTATCTATGCGTTCTGCACCAATTGGCTTAACTGACTGACCGTCACACATATAAAAGCCATCATCGGCTAAGAAATACGTGATCCCACTGTAGTTAATGATAGAGCCAGGCGATATACAGCCTAAAGTTCTCGATATATTGTCAAATTGGAAGAAATACGGACTACCTGCATACGTCATACGGTAGATTGCACGTTCCAAGAATATCAAACCGAACTCACCACCAGATATTCCTGTAATGTCACCGCCATCTGGTATCACTTGTGAGTCAGATTGACTAGCAAGACCAGGAGTCCAATCTGTTTCATCGTTAATATCAGACCAGTATACCTTGTTTTCTTCACCAGTTACGTTAGCAGCGACCACAAAGTCCTTAACTACAGTTACATACTTAGCTTCTGGAGCATCAGCAGACAAATCTCCTGCGTAAGTCGATGAATTTAGCGTGTACGACTGCAATTTATCAGCACCGTTAGCCATAATCATCTTAGAGCCGTATTGAACAGCGTCCCAAAACTCTACAGAACCGTATCCGGCAGTAGTTAATGCGTCTAAATCACGAGTGCCAGGAGTATATTTGTATAAATTTGAGCTTGATCCTGCGAATAACGAGACAATCCCCGCAAATTTCCCTGCGAATGACACAATAAGATCATCGTCTGCATCATTAGAGTATTCTGCTTCTGACAATATTGGCGCATAACCATTAGTAACTGGATAACAGTTAACTGCATCAGTCAAAGCACCTGTAACGCCAGGCTGATCTGGTAGCCATTCACCGAAATTTATGCGTTGTTTAGCCATTATTGTTTTGTCCAAGTATTAGATTGTGAAGCTACTACCGTCCACGTATTTCCACCTTCAGGAACTACAGTCCAAGTATTTGCTTGCTCTGTTACGATGTCCCACTCGTCACCAATTACAGTGCCATCAGCCGCTACAGTTGATAATGCGTTTACTTTAGCAACGCCATTCCATACTGATATTGCCAAGCAAGATACACTTACCAAAGCGTCAATAGTGGCGTTACCTTCGTACTCAACACCACCGTTAGCTGTTACATCAGCAGTGCCATCAATAGAAGCAACGCCTACCTGTATCCTAATGCCATCGGCAGTTACCGTAGCATCACATTCAATATCACCGCTAAAGAATACAATCCTAGAAGCCTGCGCTATTACCGTAGCAATGCCGTTTACAGAGCCAGTAGCGTTAATTAACAAACCACCGTTAGAAGTAACAGTAGCTGTTCCAATTACTGCACCTGAGCTACTTAATATTCTTCCGGCAGCAGCAGTTACCGTAGCCAAGCAAGATATGTCACCAGTGCCAAAGAATAACTTACCGCCATTAGCCGTTACTGTTGCATACGCATCAATACTAGCTGTACCTATAAGTATCCCCGCACCACCTACTAATGATGAATACGGAGTCTGCGAATAGGCTGAGAATCCAAACATCTACAGAACCACCCATCTCGATCCGCTAGGAACAGTTACGCTAATACCGCTAGGTAAAGTTATAGGGCCAGCACTCATAGCTGAGTAACCGCTAGGAACTGTGTAACTTGTAGCTACGGTTTGCTTGTTAATTATGAACCCGTTATTTGCGCCTAACTGCTCTGCATAAGCGGTATTTATTGAGTCCTCGTAAACAGCCTTGCCAGCAGGATACGTAGCGAATACGTCCTTGCTGTTAGATGCAAACGATATAGGAGAAGTATTGCCAGAACTATTAGCTAGTACCGTATCACGAGATAACGTAGTACCTGACGATGTGTACGTACCAATACCTACTTCCCATGTGTTAGCAGTGCTATCAACAATAGAATAGTAGGTAGTATTACCATTACCAATTACAGCAAAAGACTGAAACCCATCAACAGCACCAGCAAGCGTTAGCGTACCAGTGCCAGCAGTAGTAGATGTTTCCTTAACACGATCTGCGACAACTAGTGCCATCATCTACTCCTTACGCAAGAGTTACGCTGAGTCCACCAATTGCTATCTTAAAGATATCACCAGAAGAAATTGTCTTGGATGTGTCTAAAGCTGTGTGATACAGCAAGTTACCGCTAGATGAAGCATCAAGAATACCAATCCAGCCAACTGTACCCCATGAACCAGAAGCCTGTGGAAACTCTACAGCAGCACTGTTAGTCGATACACCATCAGTAGGAGAACCCATTGTTACCGCAGTACGTGTATAAGAACCACCAGATACTTCAGTGCCAGTATTGGCATCAGTAGGATCAGACGTATATAAGCCCATGTAAACAGTAGAAGGACTTGTGTAGCTCGTATTACGCAAGGTAGCGTTAATTAGAGCATTTTCTAAGTAGGTCGACATTTCTGCCATAATTTACCTCACGTTATAAGACATTGACATTGGCTGACCACTGTACTCACTACTTTGGTCTGCAATAGATATAGATGATATAGCACGATCATACAGAGTTGCCCAAGTTTGTAATCTTGCATCATTCATCAGATACGGCTCTGCCTCGCCTAAAGCTGCGTACAGTAATGCATCTGGGAAGTTAGTTAAGAATACGTTACCTGTGTTTGTATCGCTCAAGAAGTACGGCTGTGCGTAGTAGAGCATTTGTAACTGGTAAGTGCTATCGGGAATTGGAGATAGCTGTAGTTCAGTCGCTAAGACGGTATATTCAGTAGGCTTACCAGACTCAGTAGCTCTATAAGAATTGTAGAAAGCATTAGGAGCTGCATACGATAGAGTAGTAATCGGATTCGTATTAACGTGAATATCACGCATCTCTAAGAAGTCAGTAGGAAGTCCAACGGTAGAGTCACCGCCAGTAGTTGACGCTGTAGCTACAACCAACATCTGACGAGTTCTGATCTCTCTACGTAAACGTAATTCAGCTAACTGAATAAACGTAGGTATCATAGCCGTTAGATCGCTACGGGCTAAATAACTAGCAATCGTAGTTTTTAAGTCGCTGTAGCTTGTAAACGCCATATTATTCCTCTAACTGGTCGAAATCATCCCAACCGTACTCATACGTACCAATGTGTTTGATGTGCATAGATAGCTCGTGATCCACGTAAGTATCAAAGCCATTATCGCCAGCCTTAACGCAAAAGTGAACGTCCTCACCTACTACACCTGTTGGCCCCCATCCGGCATCAAACCAAGCCTGTGGAACCTTCTCAAACACTTCCTTGCGAATCATTACCGCCCCAAAACCAACAGCAGTAACCTTCTCAATACCTTCTTTACCACGAGAATCGACATTAGACCAATGATGGCGAATACCTTTCTCATCTTCCGACTTAATCAACAACTTAGTCGTAGGCATACATGGCTTACGTCTTGTGACTGCATTGACACCGAGAATCCCAACTTCACGAGATAACATAATTGTTATCAGATCAGGAGGAAAACGCATATCGCTATCAATGAACAGAACAGCGTCACAACCCTCTTTTAACGCTACCTGAACTAACTTCTCACGCTGATCGAATATCAACGTGCCAGGCATCGTATAAAGGCTTAGACCGCCCTTTCCATCCTTGCATCGAACAGACGCATCGTGTGCAGCCATCCTAGCAAAGTCAAAAGCAAATCCTGTATGAACCTCGTCTCTACATGGAATACAAACGCCAACTCTCATACTGTTCCTCGATATATCTTTAACGGAGCTTGTTCAGGATGGTTGAGCCACTTCTTAAAAGCTACCTCGTCCATTATCGCAAAACCTCTCATGATTCCCATTTGATTTAGCTTATCAATAGCCGTAAAAGG